TGAAGGTCGTGCCTGGTACAGATAGATTGATAGCGGGCGATATATATCATGGGGCTGAAGATATACCTTTTAATACCGATGAGATTATCAGATTCCCGATGCCCGACCCATTGAACCAGTTAGGTGGTGTGGGCTTTGCGCAGGCAGCAGCGGTCATACTGGATACTCAGGACTACGCTACCAGGTGGAATCGCAACTTCTTCTGGAACTCAGCCCGTCCCGATGCTGTATTGGAAAGCGATGTTCAATTAACCGAAGAGCAATTTGAGCAGTTGAGGTCGGCATGGGCTTCAAGGCATGAAGGGCTGTCTAGGGCGCACAAGATAGGGATATTAGAGGGTGGTATCAAGTACAGGCAGGTATCACTATCACAGAAGGATATGGACTTCGGTCTGTTACAGAAGCAGACTCTGGAAGCCGTGATGTTTACCTTCGGTATTCCCCTGTCGGTGATGGGGGTATCGGAGAATGTCAATAGAGCCAATGCCGAGGCAGGAGAATATACCTTCGCTCGATGGCTCATTAAACCAAGGCTAACCAGAATTAAGAATAAGCTAAATGAACAGTTATTGCCTATGTTCAAGGCTAAGGGCTTGGAACTGGACTTTGAAGAGATAGTCCCTGAAACCATTGAACAGAAGCAATCACTGGCTGAATCGGGTATCAAATCGGGGTATATGACTATCAATGAAGCTAGGCAGATGCAAGGGCTAGACCCCGTGCCTCAAGGCAACGTATTCCTGATACCATTCAATATGATGCCTACTCCTGCCGACCAAGAGATTGCACCACCACCAACTGAGCCACCCGAAGTACCAGAACCACCCAAATCAAAGGGGTTTACCGAAGAGCAGAAGGAAGCCAGGTGGAAAGGGTATATCTGGAAGACGGAGCAGCAAGAAATTAAGTTTATGGCTGCCCTCAAGACGCTGTTTAACGAGCAATCCAAAGAAGTGATTGCCAATTATACGGATAAGAACGAAGCGGACTTTGATAGAGAGATATGGAATGATAAATTCAAGTTAGCTTTCGCTCCCCTGATAAGTTTTGTTTATGAGGATGCCAGAGAAGACATAAAGCAGGCTGACCCGCAAGCGTTAGAATGGATAGATGATAGGGCGCTGGAAATGGCAACTTCTATAAATTCCACTACTAGGGAATCGCTGAGAATAGCGTTAAGGGCAGGGTTTGAGCAGGGTGAGAGTATCCCGCAGATTACCAGAAGGATTAAAGGGTTCTACCTTGATACCTACAAGGGCAGGGCTAAGAAAATAGCCCGCACTGAGGTAATTGCAGCCAGTAATGAGGGCGCATTGAGGGGATATGAAGATGCGGGGATTGAGAAGGCTGAATTCTACGCTGCATTGGATGAAAGAACCTGTGAAGAATGTATGAGCTATCACGGCAACGTATATCCGATTATGGAGGCTCACGGGCTGATTCCAGTCCACCCAAATTGCCGTTGCACATTTATTCCTATAACTTAGGAGGTTGAATTATGGCTGAAATGATTACAAAGGTCTTGGATTGTGAGGTAAAGAAGCTACAGGACAGGCAATACGAGTTTACTGCTTCTACCTCAACTCAGGATAGGGATGGGGAGGTCATTGATGCTGCCGGCTGGGATTTAAAGAACTTCAAAAAGAACCCCGTCATTATGTATGCCCACGATTATAGAACCCTACCCATCGGGAGAGCCCCGAGGATATGGTTGTCAGAGGGGAAACTAAAGAATACCGTTGAGTTCCCCCCTGAAGGCACTTATGAGTTCGCTGACATCGTGGAGAGGCTAGTTGACACGGGATACCTCAAGACGGAATCGGTGGGGTTCATCCCTAAGAAATGGGAAGACGGTGATGGTGATAAAGCCCCACGTAGAACCTATACCAAGCAGGAACTATTGGAAATCTCCATTGTGCCCGTACCCTCTAATCCTGATGCCTTGGCTAATGCTGTTGAGGATGGGGTGATTACAACCAAGCAGCTTGAAATTATAACCAAACCAGAAGAGACAGATGATTGGATTAGGATACCCGTAAGAGACTGCAAGGTAACTGCCACCATTGACATTAGTAAGAAAGAGGGCATCAAAGCCCTTTACTGTGGCAAGGAAAAGCAGGTCAGGACTTATCTGTTTGATAAGAGACCGCCTTACAACTGGACTATGGCAAAGGCTAAGAAATGGGTTGAAGACCACAAGTCCGCAGAAGAGATGCCTGATTGGGAAGATTTGGGGATTGATATAGAAGAACCTCCTGATATTCCTGAGCCGAAGCCCATTACGCAGGAAGGGGTTATAGACGAATTGGATTACCTTATCAGATGCCTTGACGAAGTGGGGATGAATGAGGATGCGATGGAAGAGGCATGGAATTTGGTGCGTGAAGTATTGCGTTTATCAGGTGACGACATACCTGTTGATATAAGACAACGGTTCCAGACTGAGCCAGAAGAGGATGATGTAAAGACAGAGGAGCTACCTATCGCAGAGATAGTGGCTTACGCTGTCTCACAAGTTATATAAGGAGGAAAATATGCCTTTAACAGACGAACAAAAACAAGAAATAGAAGAAGCTACTAAGGTGGCTTTGGATGCTGCTACGAAGGCGAAGGAAGAGGCTGAGGTTGAGAGAAAAGCCTTACCTGTTTCGGATGAGACCATTGCTATCACCAAATCACCCGAAGAGAAGATACTCGAAGACCCGAAGGCTGGCTTCAAGAATATGGCTCACTTCTTCACCGACCTAATCAAGGTTGAGCAGCCAGACGGGGAACCAACTGAAACACTGAAAGCCTATGGTCGGGCAATGCGCAAGACTGCTGGCTATATGGAAGAGGGCGACTTATCTCAGGGTGGCTATTTAGTCCCTGAAGAGTTTAGAGCAACCCTACTTCAGACTGCGCTTGAAAGCTCAATTGTGAGACCGAGGGCAACTTCAATCCCGATGGCAACCAATAGAGTTACCCTCCCAGTACTGGTGGATGACGACCATTCCACTGATTTCTTTGGCGGAGTTATCATCTACAGGACAGCAGAGAAGGGGTCAAAGACTGAAAAGAATCCAGTATTCGGCAAGGTGAGTCTTACTCTCCATAAACTCACGGGGTTGTGCTATGTAACCGACGAGCTATTGCAAGATTCGGTTATATCAATTGAGCCGATAATCAAAAGCACATTCGGTCAGGCGATAGCCTTTACTCAGGACTATGACTTCCTGCGAGGTAGTGGGGTGAACCAAGCTCTGGGGGTGTTCCATGCCAGTAATCCATCCCTGATTTCCGTTGCTATAGAAGCTGGGCAGGCAGCAGATACCATACTTTATGAGAATATCATCAAGATGTGGTCGAGGTTGTATCCTGCTTGTCATGCTAAGGCGGTATGGGTAGCCAACATCAATACCTTCCCGCAACTGGCTGCAATGACAATGGATGTCGGCACAGGGGGCGTTCCTGTATGGATGCCTGCTGGTGGCGTTTCTGGCTTGCCCTATGCAACCCTGATGGGCAGACCCCTACTCTTCACTGAGAAGATGTCAACGCTGGGCGACTTGTATGATATAGGTTTAGCCGACTTCAGCCAGTATCTAATCGGTGAAAAGGGCGGAGTAAACTTCGCTTCTTCAATGCACGTTCGGTTTACTACTGATGAGATGGCCTTCAGATTCGTCATGCGGTATGATGGCCAACCCTGGTGGCAGTCAACCCTACAACCGAAAGCAGGAAGCACTCTCAGCCCATTCATAACCCTTGCAGAGAGGGCGTAAATAAATAAGGAGGAAATGAAATGTCTAGCGCAAGATTTTCGCAATCGCATGGGATAGTCCCCATAGTTCAAAGTACTACTGGCGACTACAATGCGGGCTTTAGTGGTGATACGATTGATATGTCAAAATACAACCATTGCACCCTCATCGTTATAGGTGATAATGCTATAGCGGGTGATGGCGGACTAACCATTATGGCTGGGGCAACGGATGAGGCGGAAACCGCTGCCATAACCTATACCTATCGCTACATCACAGTTGACATTGAGGCTGCTGGTGCTGATGTGCTAAGTGCCCCTGCAACTTCGGCGGGAACTGACTTCACGGAAGCATATCTTAAGAATGGTATGTATGTCATCGAGTGGGATGCTGAGGATATGAATGTCAGTGGTACTCAGTATCGCTTTGCCACCCCAGTCGTAGATTCGGACGGGACGGCGGGGTATGTGACTATGGTTGCTATTCTATCTGAGCCACGCTACGAGAGGGATATAATGCATACGGCTATCCCGACTTCGTAATCTAAGGAGGGGATGATGGAAAGTAAAATCACGATGTATGGCATTGACATTCCTGTAGTAGTGCCAGACAAACCAAAAAGAAAGTACAGGAAGCGGAGGGGGGCTAAAAAGAAAGCCCCCTCCGCACCACAAAGGGACAAGATGGTGCGAAATGCACCTATTGTAAAGGGATGATGCAGGCATGGGGGAACCGCTCCCTTAACCGAAAGGTACGGAATAATTGGGGAGGCTTAAAATGCCTGTAACAAAAATAAAATCTTCATGGTCTAGTGGAGACCTAATCTTTCACGAAAAAGCATCGGTTCATCCTTCTGCTACATATAACGTTTTCGAGATAGCTGACGATGCCGTGAAAGTAGGAGATACGGGAAATGATATTGACCTCCAGTATTATGCTACTGGGTCTTTATCAGCAATAATTGATGCTGGAAATGCGACTTTTAACACGGTAGGTATAGCCCATAATATCAATACCAATGGTTCTCCGTTGTCTTATAGCGAAGGCACACCCGCCTTTACTCTTTATGCTACCAATGCTGGGACTTCAGGGTCAACAAGTGCTGAACCTTTCTATGTGGAATCTAATCTTACTGGTGCTGGGCAGGTAGGTGGCAGGTCAAGATTCTACATGACTGCCAATGTTGGGCTTGGTGGTTGGGCTAATGCATTAAAGGCTCATACGGTTTTTGGCTCATCTGGTAGTGTCACAGGATTAGGTTCTGCCCTTTGTGCTGAGCTTGAATTATCTGCGGGGACATCTTCAGGCTCTTACGCTGCGGTAGAAGCAGAGTTAATCGCTGGTAGCAGCGCAAGCACGGGAACTAAAACAGCGTTCATCTTTTGTAATGCTGATGGCACAGACGAAGATACTGTTGATAGCAACGCTTTTCTGTTTGACTTCGGCGATGCCCTAGATGCGGCTAGCGGTAAATTCATAGACACTGATATTACTACTCATTCTGCTTATGGTGGGCTGAGAGTTAACATTGAAGGCGTAGGCACTAAGTATATTGCATTAGTATCAGATTAAAGGAAGAGAGAATTGAAACTTAGCGTGTTCGAAAGATTACTAATCCGTAACATCGTGCCTCAGATTCAAGGCTGGAACTTCGGCAGTATGAAAACTGCCAGAGAACTCCTGGAAAACCTCTTTGATGAGGAGGAGGAAAAGAGACTCCAAATCAAAATTGCCGAGGATGGGAAAGGGGTTACTTGGCGCACCAAAGATGATGACGGTAATGATATACCACAGGAAAAAGAAATAGAAATTACCGAAGGTCTGAGTGAAAAGATTGCCAAATTCCTAAAACGGCTTGACCGTGATGAACAGTTGGGCTTCGAGCACTATTCGGTCTACGAGAAATTCATTGGGGATTAACGCTAGTCGAGAAATCGGCTAGGCATCATCCCCTTTTAAGGTGGGGGATGCCTTTGGGTGTCCCCCACTGAAGACGGAGGTTAAATATGGCAGTAACTAGATTATCAGGCGCAGGTCGCCAGCACGGTTATGTGACGGCAGAAATAGCTGATGAGGGCACAACATCGGCTGCAGCAGATTTGGAGGGCTATGGGATAACAGGCTTGTTAATCCCCACAATTGATAGCGCTAATCTGACATTCACTGTAAGCAATCTTCTGGCAGGCACTTATTACACTGTCAAAGATATGGATGGTTCTACATTTACAATAACGGCGGGTACGGGGAACTTGGCTGTCGGGGCTGATGATTTAAGCCCATTATTGGGATACAGGTTCATAAAGATAGTCTCATCTGCAACTCAAAGCACGGCGGCTGTGACTTTTACTTTTACGGTGAAGGGATAGATATTATGGCAAAACCATCAAAGAAAAAAAGACCTTTCCCGATAACATTCCCTGTTAAATGGCTTAATAGGGCATTGATACTAAGAAATCCATAGGGGTGAATTGTGGCTTTTGGCGCTGCCTGGCATAAATACGAATTACTGACAATTGCTTAATATGCCCAATCTCGGCTTTTAGCATATCTATAACCTTCGGGGGATTAGTGGCTTTAAGTCGGTGCAAGGTGTCTACTGAAAAGGCTTTCTAGGGGCTGAATACGAAGTGGCACCGATAGGGGGATAGGGCGAAAGGGGGATGAGAGCGAAGTCGCCCAAGTAGCCCTATTACAAAAATGAATAAAATTCGAGAGAAGTTATTAAGATTACTTTTACCTAAGAAGCAGTTTTATATTCAGGCGCAGGGATTTCATGCGCATTTTCACCCTGTTTTTCATAGCATAGTGGGGGATGTAACTTATGAGCAGGAAGAGTTCAACGAGGTCGATAACGGCAGCGAATCTCTGGACTGATGCTGTTGAGGTAATCGGTTATTTTAATCTATCTATATCGGGAACTTGGGCTGCTACAGTAACAGTCCAGCGTTCCTTTGATAGCGGTTCAACGTGGCATGACGTTGATACGTGGACTGAAAACACTCAGGAGTATGGGTTAGAGCCTGAAGGTGGAATTCAGTACAGAGTAGGCATTAAGACAGGCGAATTTACCAGCGGGACTTGTGTGGTGAGATTAAGCCAGTGACAAAGATATTCGGGGATACGAGAACGATAACTACGATATTGACTAGCACGACAGGGACAAGTGCTATGGCTACGGCTATGGGGATTCTCACTGAAACGGGGGGTACTTTAACAACTGACGGGAATGAGCAAACTATCTATCTTAACAATTCTCCAGCAGGCGTATTCAAGCCGATGTGTCTCAAGATAGAAACATCAGCGCAAACCGCAACGGAAACAATTGTCATAAGGGAATACTACAGAGCATCATCTGGGGGGGCACTTCTCTTGTATGATAAAGTAACCTATGTAGGCACAATCAGTGATGAAGGGATAACTATTCATCTCGACCCGAATAGATTCGGTGTTGAAGTTACGATAGAAAAGACAGCGGGGGCTAATCGTGACTATCCCTGGGAAGTGTTTTACGAGGTCTAATGACTGTACTATATGACAATCTCAGCCCTTATATTTTGCTTGACCTTCCATTCAGGGAGGGCAGGGGGACAGTCACTTATGATGTATCTAAGTATCACCGCCCGATAACTCTGGTTAATACTCCCACCTGGACAACGATAACAAGCGGGCTTCCGGTATTAGATTTTAATGGGGCTAATGAATATCTTGAATGTGATGATGCTCTCACTACCGAATTGGATTTTACTACAGGTGATTATAGTGTAGGGGGCTGGCTTTACTTTGAAACTGGTGGGGCTGATGATAAAACCCCGATAGGTCGCTTTTTGGTAAGTGAAAATGGATGGGAACTTTATCATTATACAAATCAAGTGCTAACATTACGCCATCACCATGCTGCAGGGGCTTCAACTCGCACAGCCGCCTATTCTAGCGGTTGGGCTTTTGCTAAGTGGTGGTTTATGGGAGTTAGCAGAGATGGGGCTAATGCTCAGTTTTATCGAGGTGATGTGGATGGCTTCGCAGCTCTCCCTACAGTCATTTCGACAGGTGGTTTAATTGACCCTGAAACCTGTGCCCAAAATCTTTATATTGGGCAAGATACTACGGGCACTAATCTTTTCAATGGTATGATGAAGGGGATAAGGGTTTGGGGCAAAGCCTTGACTGAAAATGATTGGATGGCGATATATCTGCGAGAAAAGGGCTGGTTTGGATGATAGATAAGAAGGGAAGATTAGACAAACTGATTGAACGCCAAGAAGATATGCTTGGCGATGCCTCTATCCTACGGGCAGTTACAGCCACGTTAAGAGTATCGCCGAACGGTACGGGGGTAGATGGTTTGTCTTGGCGAACCGCTTATACCACCATTCAAGATGCCTTAGATGCTGCTTCAACTGATGCTGATGATTGCACCTTAATCCTGATAAGTCCCCATACCACCAACTACGACATTGACACTACAGGCGACCCCACGTGGGCAGCCAATGTGATATTAAAATTTTAATCTTGGAACTGCTAACAACGGGCTGATAATGACTCACGGTGGTTGTAGAGGGTATCATTTGCAGTTTATAGGTGAGGATTTAACCAGTGCTAAGGTAGGGTTATGGCTGGATGGTGCAGCAGCCAAGCACGCTAAGTTTGAGGACATTCACATTCTGGGTGAGCCAACATCAACGAAGATGACTGGTATCCTTGTAGACCAATTTGCCCACTCCTACTTTGAAAAGTTGCTTATACATTACTGCCTGGCTGGTATTCAGACTGTGGGGGCAAGCGCAGACTTAAACCATTTCAAAAATATAGACATCGGGCATTGCAGTATTGGATTAGACCTTGACGCAGGGAACGGGCAGCACTTTACGGATATCACCTTTCATGGTAATACCACCAATGTAGATGATGAGGTAGGAGACCATCACTGGAACAATATAAAGGGGAGTTTCCCAATTATAATTCTACCTGATGACTTGAATGGCACGTCAGTCCCGACACACGCCAACGCCAATACCTATGGTACGGTAACAACGGTCGTGGCTGCTAGAGATAGACCTTTTAGGATTGTCGGACTTAACCTTGAGCCAAGCACAAGTGAATGGTATGAAATGAAGCTCAAGGATGGAACTACCTACTTTGATTACATTATCTTTGAGGCGAATAAGAGAGTGGCATTAGCAGCCCCGTCTGGGACTGAGTTTATCTTTAATAAAGGAACTGTAATCACTGCCGAGTTAAAAAACGAAAGCGGTGGGGATACTTGCAATACATGGGTAGAGATACAGGAGATATAAATGCCGTTCGGTGACGAGATACTCAATATGATTAAGCAGGTCAGGGAGCAGAAGCCTGAAGAAAGAACCCTGTGCCCTGACTGTGAATATGAGCTTGATAAACTGGAAGACGGGACTTTACACTGTCAATTCTGTGGGTGGCATTATCCTATGAGAATTAAGAGGTCTGGATTATGAACTGTTATGCAGATGTGACGACTCTCAAAAGCGGTGCTTATCTTGATATGGAAGCTACTGCGAATGATGCTTACCTGAGAGGTTTGTTAGAAGCTGCCTCACGTATGATAGATGATTATACTAATAGGCACTTCTATACTTATGAGGGCAAGAAATACTTTGATGGCTCCACCTCGCCGTTCTGGACTCCCGATATTCTATCCGTAACCACTCTCAAGACAGATGATAATGATGACAAGACTTACGAGAACTCCTATACCGAGAACACGGATTACTACCTCTTGCCCTACAATAGCACGGTTAAGACAAGGGCTGTGATTAGAACGGGTGGCTCATATTCCAGCTTCGCCAATGGTATCAGGAAGGGCATTGAGATTGATGGTGTATTCGGGTATGGGAATGGAGAACTGGTGAACCCCTATGTTGATAGCGAGGATGACCTGGCTGCTGCAATGGAGGCAACTTGCTTATCCTGTTTTTATTATGCAACTGTTGATGACGGCGATAATTTTGCTATCGGGCAGACAATTCGAATTGATGATGAGCAGATGCATATAACGGCAATATCATCTAATACTCTAACGGTTGAACGTGAAATGAATGGTACTTCCTGTGCATCTCATGCTGAAGCTGCCACGATTTACATTTACCTATATCCCCAGCGCATCAAGGAAGCCTGCCTAATTCAATGTATGAGGTGGTGGACTAGAAAGGATAGTGCCTTCGCTGATGTGATGGGTGTGCCAGAACTAGGAACGGTGGTAGCCAAGAAGGGACTAGACCCTGATATTCAAGTTCTACTTAACCCATTTGTGAGGTACAGATGACCACTGTCAAGATAACGGGGATGGATGAGTTACAAAAGAAGCTCAAGCCAGATACCATTAAAAAGCCCTTAGAGGCAGGTATTAAAAAAATTGCTATGGCACTCAAAAGGGAAATAATCGTGGCGACTCCTAGAGATGAAGGGATATTGGCTTCTGGCATTGCTGGGGAACTTGTAAAATATGGGCAAGATACAGCCGAGGTTGGCATTTGGTCAAAACCAGGAAAGGAATATGCTTCCTTTGTAGAATATGGGCATCATGATAGAGGGGGAGGTTTTGTGGAAGCCCGTCATGTCACTGAGGGTAGTAGCGTGAGAATCTTTGGCAAGGGTATGTTCGCTTATGGGCTGGAGCAGTTGAAGAAGAAGATGGGTGATTTACTAAAGGGTATAAGTATTCAGATAGACAGGAAGTGGGGTAGATAATGGGGGTCGAGAGCATTGGAACGGCGCTGGGAGTCAGGCTTGAGACGATATCAGGACTCCGTGTTTACAATCCTGCTGAGTTACCTAAGAAGATAAACGAGTTCCCTTGCGCCCTGATAATGCCTGGCACGGTTAGCTATCACGATGTTCACGCCGGCGCTTCATATCTGACTATAACTTACCGTGTAATCATAGCAGTTGCCAATCAAGACCAGCCAGATAAACTAAATAAGCTCTTGGATTATATAGAACCTACGGGTACTTATTCGGTAGTGGCTGCTATTGAAGGGGATAGAACGCTGGGTGCTACGGCATCTGATTGCATAGTATATAGCAATGCAGGGATAGGCACGACAATGTGGGGGGGCTATTCCTTATTAAGTACAGAGTTTGAGGTTCAGGTCTTATCATAGGAGGCAATTATGGGTAGAATACACGCAGGTGGCGCAGACATATTTGTTGATGAATTTGATTATTCTGGAGTAGTAAACTCCATATTGATAGACGTAGATAATCCCGTTGCTGATATAACGGCATTTGAAGACACCGATTTTACCTGCGTTGAGGGCAAGCCCAAATTTACCATTACATTGAATGGTCTATACTCAACAGCCAGCCCTGCCTATGACGGCGAGATGTTTGCTGATTTAACATCAGGTGATAGATTGATTACAATTAGCCCTATCGCATCAGCTACGGGAGGCTCTTGTTACTTCGGTCAAGGCAATATCAGCACGATGCCTGAGATTGCTACCCTGACTGATGCCGTTGCCTTACATGTTACCTGGGATGGGGATAAGCCATTATGTAGGGGCACGATAATGTATAGGGGAACTGCCCTAACAACGACTACCAATGGCACGGCTTATCAGTTGGGGGCTATAAGCACTTCTCAGCAGTTGATAGCTTTTCAGCATGTTCTAAGTAGTGGCACGGGGACGCTTGATACCATTGTTAAAAGTGATGATGAAGAAGCATTCGGCGGCACCCCATCAACACAGATTACATTTACACAAGCGAGTGCAACTACCTCAGAGCGGAAAACCAAAGCAGGAGCGATTACTGATGATTGGTATAGGGTAGAAATGACAGTAGCGGGGGCAAGCCCATCTTTTAATGTAATCATAGTCCTGGGGATAACTTCACTAAACGCATAGGGGGTATATATGGCAACAAGATATTTTGGTGGTAATGCAGATTTTTATCTTGATGATACCTGGATAGAAGACCAGCTTAATTCAATTACACTGAACGCTACTGTCCCTACTGGTGACATCACGGCATTTGATGATACATACGGTAACGCCGTAACTGGTAAGAAGAATATAACGTATGAGTTGGCTGGCCCACTAGATGAGGCTTCGGGTGAGGCGGCTGAGGTTATCTTTGAATGTATCGGGGCTGGAGTTAAGACTTCAAAGTTTGAACCAGCAGGGGAGACAACCTGTTACTATCAGTGTTCGGCGGCGGGGTTGACGGGGACTTTTGTAACCCGATATTCAATATCTTTACCTGTAGGGGATGCTGCCAGCTTCACGGCAAGCCTGCAGAATTCAGGTTCGACAACTAGAGAAACGAGTTAAGGAGGTAAGACAATGGCAAGGGGAGCAATAGGGTCAGCGGATTTTGCTTGGCACGCAGTAGATTTAGAGGATGAACTTAGTTCAGCAACATTGACTTTTGATGTGCCCCCAGCAGATATAACTGCATTTTCAGATAGTTATGGGAATGCTGTAGCTGGGAAGCCAACAGCCAGGATAGATGTCGCTGGTTCTTGGGACCCAGCTGCGTCTCAAGGGGATGCAACCATCTTTGGCGACCTGGGGGCAGCAGGTCAAACATGGGATTTTGAACCAGATGGCACTACAGGCTATAACGGCTATGCTATCGTGACCAGCTATTCCGTTACAGCTTCAGTAACCGATGCGGTCAAATACACAGCTTCGTTCCAGCACAATGGAAACGCTGCTGCGATAGATGGGGCTGCACCGACACGGGGCTAAACTAGAAAGGGAGATGATGTATGAGTAAGCCAAAGATTGAACCAAGAAAGGTCAAAAGCGATGATTGCGTGGTATATGTAGGGAGACAAATTGATGCCGACCAGATGGTGATAACGGATGCTGGGACTCCCTACTACCCACATAAAGGGGAATGGGTCGAGGTCTATCCCTTGATTTCAGTAAGACAATACATAGCCTGGAACAAAATCAGGAATATGGCATCGGGCACAGATGAGGGAATTTTAATGCTGTGTAGGGCACTATCCGATAAAATCAAGGAATGGAACTGGACTGACCTTGATGGTAAGAAAATGCCACAGCCTTACAAGAAGCCTGACGTGCTATTAGACCTCACTGAAGATGAGCTTTTATGGCTTAGTGCTGCTCTGGTAGAAACTCCAGGACAAAGAAAAAACGCCTCTGCGCCCTCGGCTTAGAGATTAGAGCTGGGGGCGCTCAAGTCGCAGAGGGGATACTTTCTGCAATATGCGAGTCCTTTCAATGCTTGCCTACCGAAGCCCTGGAGCAAGACCCACAACAGATTATTGCTATTATGGATTACAGGGCTGCGTATAGGGCAAAGGAAGAGTTCAACACCAATGCTGCTAAGATGCCTGAATCGCTTGGCAGGTTATGGACAGAGATAAATGAGGAATTGAGAATACGAGGACACTTACAAGATGGCTAGTTCTACAACCCTTTCAATTTTAATTCAGGGCAAGGATATGGCATCAGGGGCAATGCGGGGCGTGGGTGGTGCTGCAAAGTCTATGGGGATGTCAGTTCAAAAAGCGGGAATGGCAATGACCGCTATGGGTGGTGCTACTGTTGCCGCTATGGGTCTAGCTGTTAAGAGTTGGGCTGCGGCTGGTAACGAAGTGCAGAAGATGGCGTTCAGAACTGGCTTCGCTGCTGAAGCATTATCTGAATTAAAATACGCCACCGATATATCAGGAGCAAGCCTTGAGTCTATGGAGAAGGGCGTTAAGAGGATGGCTAAGACCATCACCGATGCCTCCGAGGGAATGGCTACTTATATCAGGGCTTTTGAACGTATCGGACTTAATGTCAAGGACTTGATAGGGTTATCTCCTGAGAAGCAGTTTGAAATAATCTCGATGGCGATAGCCGACCTGGAAAATGAAACCATCAAGGCTGCTACTGCTCAGGATATATTCGGCAGGGCTGGTACACAACTCCTACCGATGCTTGCGCTTGGGGCTGATGGGATTCGTGAATTACGACAAGAGGCTCATACTTTGGGTCTGGTATTTGACCAGGAAGCCGCTGAAGCTGCCGCCCGATTTACAGATAGTATGACCAAATTACAGGGGGCAACCAATGGCTTGAAGTATGCTCTAGCTGAAGGATTAGTTCCCAAAGTCGAACCGCTGATAAATACCTTCACTGATTTATTAGAAGGCACATTATCCTGGACTGATGCTAATAGGGGGCTTACTGATAGCTTGATAGCAATGACAGGTGGAATCGGTGGATTGATGGCGGTTATGGGGCCGCTCCTCTTAGCTACCAGATTTATAGGCGGACTACCAATGCTAGGGATAGCTGGGGCTGGGATGGTGTTTGGTGGGGCTGGCTATCTATTTATGCAGAAGAAAGCCTATGATGCAGTACTGGAATCTCAGGAAAATTTAGTAGCAGCACAAAAAGGCGAAACTGCACAATACAAAGAAGCCCTTATTGCTCACGCTAATTTATTGGAAAGCTACCTTGCTATATCAGGGGCAAGACTATCGGATACTAACGAAATAAGGATGTGGATTTCAGATGTTAGGAATATGCAGGCCGCTACTGAGAGTTCTACTGATGCGATAGAAGAGCAAGCAGATGCCCTCGGAATTCAGGCAATTGCTGTGGAGAATGTAGCAACCAGAATGGCTAGGCTTCAAAACGAACTAAACGCAGCTTATCAGGCGCAGATGCAATATAACAAAGCAGTTCTAGCCAGCACTCAAACAGGGGGCATATCCCCCTTTGCCCTAG